AGAAGATACTGGCGCACCTGTTGTCGATCCAGAACAAAAAGATGCTCCTGCAAAGAAAGCAGTTGCAAAAGCAAAAGAAGTTTCTGGTGATAAAGCACAAAAAGGCGAAGGAAGCCCAATGAAACCCGAAAAACTTGCTGCTGGTGATTATGTAGAACCAGAAGAAGGTCAAGAGGTTGTTGTTGAAGCTCGTATGACTAAAGAAATGATGAAAAAAGAAATGGCTCATAAGATGGAAAATATGAAAGCCGTTGACCTCAAAGCTGCTTACGAAGGGATGATGCAACCAGCAGAAGAAATGGATGAAGAATCTCAGGTAGAACTCAAGAAACTTGAGGATGCAAAAGCAGAAATCGAAGAAAAGATTAAGTCTATCAATGTTAAAGAAGACGTTGATGCTCTTACGGAAGGTGAAGACCTTTCTGAAGAATTTAAAGAGAAGGCAGCTGCTGTTTTTGAAGCTGCTGTTAAGTCTAAGATGCGTTCAGAAGTAGAGCGTATTTGTGAGGCTGTTAATAGTGAGAAAGAAGTAGAAGTAGAAACCTTCAAAGACGAACTCACTGAGAAGGTTGATACATATCTCAACTACGTTGTGGAGACATGGACTAAAGAGAATGAGTTGGCAATCGAGCGTGGATTAAAAGGCGAAATTGCAGAAGACTTTATCTCTGGACTGAAACAGTTGTTTGAAGATCACTATATTGATGTTCCAGACGAAAAATATGACGTTCTGGAAGCTCAATCAGAAAAGATTGCTGAGTTGGAAGAAAAGATTAACGAAGAAATTCAAAAGAATGTTGACTTTGCTCAACAAAATTCTGGATTGGTTCGTGAGCAAGTTATTGCTCAAGTTTCCGAAGATTTAGCAGACACAGAGATTGAAAAGTTCAAGTCACTAATAGAAGATGTAGATTTTGTAGATGAAGAGTCTTTCAAAGAAAAACTCTCCACTCTCAAGGAAAGTTATTTCCCTAAAGTTTCTACTGGCACTGTTAGTACAGGAACTACTTTTGATGATGAAGATGGTGGCACCGCACTACAGGACGTTGATACGACAGATAGTATGCGAAAGTATATGTCTGCTATCAGTCGTGATCACAAGGCGAGTGCGTAAATTATAAACGGATGTAACTAAAAAGGAGAAACAAATGTTTCAGACAGAACATCTACAAGAAAAGTGGCAGCCAGTCCTAGAACACCCCGATCTCGGAAAGATTGAGGATTCTTATAAGCGGGCCGTTACTACTCTCATTCTAGAGAACCAAGAAAAGGCAATGCGAGAAGACGCAAGTTTTCTTTCAGAAGCTGCACCAACAAACAGCACTGGTGGTCAGATTTCAAATTGGGACCCAATTTTGATTTCACTCGTTCGCCGTGCAATGCCTAACCTCATCGCTTATGATGTATGTGGTGTGCAACCAATGACAGGTCCAACCGGCTTGATCTTTGCAATGCGTGCTAAGTTTGCATCTTCTGATGGTGACGAGGCTCTGGTTGATGAAGCACCTGGCCATTCTAACGATGACGCCGCTGGTGACTTAACATCTTCAGCCAACACAGGTACTAACCCTAAACTTCTGAACGATAGTCCTGCTGGAACATATCTTGCTCCAACAGGTATGACTACTGCTCAAGGTGAAGCTTTGGGTGATGCAACTGCTAACTCTTTCGCAGAGATGGCGTTCAGTATCGAAAAGACAACGGTTACAGCAGTTACACGTGCCCTCAAAGCTGAGTACACAATGGAACTTGCTCAAGACCTTAAAGCAATCCACGGTTTGGATGCAGAAACAGAACTTTCCAACATTCTTTCTACGGAAATTCTTGCAGAAATCAACCGTGAAGTTGTTCGTGACTTGTACATTACTGCCGTTCCTGGCGCACAAGTTAACACAACTACTTCTGGTACTTTTGACCTTGACACAGACTCTAACGGACGTTGGAGTGTTGAGAAGTTTAAAGGTTTGATGTTCCAGATTGAACGTGATGCTAATGCGATTGGTCAACAGACCAGACGTGGCAAGGGTAACCTCATCATCTGCTCCGCAGATGTTGCTTCTGCTCTTCAAATGGCTGGTGTACTAGATTACACACCTGCTCTTAACAATAACCTTAATGTTGACGATACATCCACCACATTCGCTGGTGTGATGAATGGTCGTTATAAGGTATATGTTGATCCTTATTCTGCCAACGTAGCTGCTTCTCAGTACTACGTTGCTGGTTATAAAGGTTCTTCACCTTATGACGCTGGTTTCTTCTACTGCCCATATGTTCCATTGCAAATGGTTCGTGCGGTTGGTGAGAATACCTTCCAACCAAAGATTGGTTTCAAGACACGTTACGGAATGGCCGCAAATCCATTTGCTGCTGCCGGTGCATCGTCTGATGGTTTCCCTGCTTCTGGTCTTAACTCAGATGCTTCCTTGGATGCCAACACCAACTCTTACTATCGTAGGGTTAAAGTTAACAATCTTATGTAATAAGAAGAAGAAACTTGACTACAAACTTAGAGGGGGGCATTTGCTCCCCTCTTTTTTTTATAAATATAGGTGAAAGGAAAACAAGTTATGGTTGTAGAAATATTAGCAGGAATAGCTCTTGCAAAATCAGCAGTTAGTGGTATCAAAAGTGCTATAGATGCCGCTAAAGATGTTAATGATATTGCACACCATATTGATGATCTTTTCAGAGGTCAAGACCAAATTAGAAAAAAGGTTTCCAAAGATAAAAAATCAAAACCTAAAAGTAAAATGCGTTCTATGTTTAGTAGAAAGATGGGAGAAGATGAAGACGATGACCTAAGTGTTGGTGCTGTTGCGACAATGGTGCTAGAGCAGAAGAAGATGGATAGAGAGATTTTGAATCTTGGAATTAGAATTGACAACAAGTTTGGCCTAGGCACATGGGATGAGATCATGGTAACAAGGGAAAGATTAATTGAAGAGCATAAACTAGAAGTTGCCAAACAAAAGAAAATAGATAGAATACACTCTGAAAAATCAGATGAGTTTTGGGGTAATGTTTGGTTGTTCACTTGGCAAAGCTTTGTAGTGGTTGGTTTCACTTTATTAATGTGGGGTTGGTTAGCTTCTCAAAGTAGAGGTCAGATACCATTTTTATGGTAGATATAATGACTACAAATATAGAAAGAAATGAATCAGAAAATGAAATAAGAAAATTAAGAAAAAATTATGAATATGACGAAAAAGTTTCTACATTATTAGAAGATGAAAGAATAGAAAAAATAAAAGAAATAGAAAGAAAAAAAACAATAGATGTTCTATTTCTTGTTACTAAAAATTCAATTTTAATTGCTTTGTTCTGGATAGTATGGGAGATTATTGAAAAAGGAATTCGTTAGACAATTTATTAAGGGAGAAAGTCATGAATACATATGAAGTGGGAATCTATAATAAGCTTATAAGGCAAAAAATTCAACTAGGCGAAAGAGTTAAAAAAGAAGAAGCTAAATGGGAAGACGTATATTATTTTGATATTGAAGCACAAACTGAAGATCATGCTAAAAAAATTATCGGTGAAAAATATCCTCCATTGTTAGGTTTTGTAGTTGAATGTATTACAAAATATACTACATTATCATTTGACTAAATAGTGTTATGGCTACAGTAAAAACACAACCAGACAAACTAGACTATGCAAGTCCAACTCAATTTAGGTTTGGTATACACCAACTTCCAAAGGTAGAATTTTTTGCTGTTTCTGCAACGATACCAGCAATTGCTTTATCAGATGTTATAATACCCACACCATTTAAATCTATTCCTATGATGGGTGATCAGCTTACATTTGATAATCTAAGTGTAAGTTTTATTGTCGATGAGTATTTAGAAAACTATCTTAGTATTCATGAGTGGTTGACCGCAATAGGATTTCCTAAAAATAGAAAACAATTTAGTGAATTTAAAACAAATACATCTAATACTCCGATAGGTGCTAGAAGTTCAGCAAGTACAAGTACAGATATTGGTGATGTTCAAGCACCATCTTCAAACAATGCATTATTTTCAGATGCAACATTAACAATCCTCTCTAATAAAAATAATCCTATTGTTAATGTTTTCTTTAAAGATTTGTATCCTGTAGCCATGACAGCATTAGATTATAATCAAGCAGCAACAGATGTTGAGTACCTTACAGCATCAATAGACTTTGCATATCAAATTTATGAAATTGAAGCAATTAGTTAGTATAAATAAAAGTGAGCAGAGATTTGATATACTTTAACACATATCAAATCTTTAGACATAAATTCTGGTGACACCTCGGCAAGCCTCATCAGGGTCAACATAGTAAAGAGAGTAGTCAAACTCTGCTCAAACATTTGATGAAAGTATATAATGACATTAGACGAATTGAAACAAGAATCCTACAAAGACCTTCCAGTAAAAAATATTGAAAATATAGATCAAGAATCATTTTATAATCAAGAAATAAAAGCCAAGTGGTTAGATTATAAATCAAGGTTTGAACTTTTACTCGCAAGAAATAAAGGCGACTATCAAGTATTGTACCGTGAAAAATGGGAATACTATGGTGGTAAGTCTGATGCAAAAATATATGCATCAAAACCCTTTGACTTTAAAGTTTTAAAAACTGATCTGCAAATTTACATCTCATCAGATAGTGATGTTATAGAACTTTCCAATAAAATTGCTTATTTAGAAACAACCATAAAATTTATAGACGGTGTAATAAAGTCTATAGATAATCGTGGTTGGGATATTAAACACGCCATATCATGGAAACAATTTGAAGCAGGAATGATGTAAATGAATGTTCAAGATTATATAAAAGTCTATGAGGATATTGTAGATAATAGT